TTGAAGCTAACTGTTGTATACCAAAAGTAAACGGTGGCCCAATAAACCTCATTGAGTGAAGAGATGTATCAGTCCACACAAGAATTTCACGCTTTGTCTCTACCGCTTGCACAAACTCAGAGCCAGAGCCAAGTATAAGGTCACCAGCGGTGTTTGTGCTTGTTGGATACCAGTCAACTGCGTTCTCTTGACTAGAGAACCTAACAAGCAGGGGGTCTTGCACACCATTACCTTGAGCGGCACTTGAGCTAGAGTTAATTGCGTCACATCCAAACGCCAGAACATGCCTGTCCTGATCTGACACGAGTATCTGCTTGGCTATCTGCGGAGCTGATTTAGCCCCACTTAGAGTTGAAAGCTCTACGGCCCTAGTACCCAGACCTACCCCCTTGTCCCAATAGTACACGTTTGAGTCCCTTGGGTTAATAATTAGGTCCTCTCCAAAGTTGTCATGTGACCACAGTCTAATTTCAGCTATCGTGGTGAGCGCTGAGCCAGAACCCCATCCCCCTCTACCCCATGTGCTAGAACCCCAACCCGTGCCTCCAACCTGTGAGTTTAGCCCAACATTGATTTGATACTTGCCCACAACTGAGCTACCGCCGTTACCTGTGTCAGAGCCATTAGCTGTGGCAGAGACAACTATTTGATACTGACTTGAGCTTACAACTGCGGTTACCTTATGCTCAGCGTTTAATATGGCTGCTGTTATATTGCCACCTAAAGTGGCAGCGCCAGAAAACTCAACAAAGTCATTTAATACAACACCGTGGTTTGTGTCTGAGACTGTGATTGTTGTAGAGCCATTGGTCGCGGCAAACGTAACATCACCAGCCGCTGTGGTTGCCCTTAGTGGAGTAATGTCATTAAAGCCACCACCCTCTTCTATATAGTATTTTAGGTGAGTGCCTATACCTAGAAAGTTAGAACCATCTAAAGATATCCAGTTGTGGAGAGCGCGAGCGGCCCCCTGAAAGGTGTTGACGCTATACTTTAGCCATCCGCCAATCTTCTCTGGAAAACCAAGACGAAACCTTATCTTGTCGCCATCTACCCAGCCGCCCTCATTGGAATAAGATGTAATATCTTTGTTTATTCCGGGTTTAAACTGTAATTTTGTTAACGGCATTTTTATTCCTCAGTAATAAAGCTACTGTAATCTGGTATTTCTTGATTATTTTTAGAAAGCCATTGATGCACCTCGACTAAGTCTGGGTTGCCTTCATAGTTCATAACTATATCCGGTGGCTGCTCATGGTTACTTGTGGACCACATAGTTACTTCAAAGAGACCAACTGTATCATCGGAATCCATGACCTGATTGACCGAGGTTATTTCTACTGCTGCCATTAGTTAGACCTCACGATTCCTTGTAAGGCGACCTGACCATGTGGGTAGTTTGTGCCGCCGCCCCTATAAGAGCCGCTAATCGTGACTGTGTTACTGCCATCGTAATAGATAGATGGACGGAACTGTTTGGTTCCATAAGCTGGAGCAGTCAGTGATGCGGAGGAACCATAGGTGCAACCGAGAATTACATGGTCGTAACCGGGGTATGACCAGCCATAGGGCCATCCACTTGTGTTTTGGCAGCAGACCCAAAAGGTGTCCCCGCTAGCTAAAGCGCCAAGGTATGTTGAGACGGCTAATGTGGCGGATACTGAAGGGAAACTAAAAGCTGTCTTAACTGGGCTTGTGCCGCCGCTGTAGTAGCATGTATAGACATTCGCTACGTCAGCCGCGTAATATGCACTAAGCTTATAGGCTCCGGTGTAATTAGGTAACGACATACCAGATATGCCAGTGCTGTAGTTACTAAAGGAAACTCCGGCGGTGACCAAACCACCACCGTTACGATATTCGTATAAGCTTATTGGATGGCTACCCCCAAACTCACCCTGTAAGGTAGAGAAGCTTATTGGACCAGATCTTGCGATAGCCATGATTAGATACCCGAGTAGGCTGTGATGTCATCTTCGACATTAAGCGCACCAGCAGCAGTCATATGTATCTTTGCGTCACCGTTATACTTAAATGCAAGGTTGTTACTTGCATCCACTTCTATAGTCCAGTTCCCTAATGTGAGGCTTGAGCCAAGGCTTGCAGAAGCGTTAGCAAATGAAAGAACCCCAGAGCCATTTGTTGTTAAGACCTGAGATGCCGTACCATCGGCGCTTGGGTAGGAAAGATTGCTTATAAGAACCTTTCCAGTGCCGTTCGCATCTAGGGTTAAGTTAGCGTTTGTGTTCGTAACTGTTATTGCGTTTCCATTGATGTTTACATTATCAACATCTAAGTCCCCGGTCACATCAACAGCGCCTGTAACATCTAAGTCGCTATTTATGTCAACATGACCAGTTCCATGAGGGGCAATAACTATGTTCCCGTTTGACGCAGACACAATGCTTTCCCCATTAACGTCAAGCGATCCGCCTAACTGAGGAGTCAGATCGTTGATTAGGTCTGTGCTAGGGGTTAGGCTTTTAAAAACGCCGGAGCTACCACCACCATCACCTGTGACTGCTTGCGTTGAATTTGGTGCGATCTCTACGCCATTAGATGTTGAATAGGTAACACCTAGGTAAATAACTCTACATGCCCCATCTGTTTCATTTTTTATAGTGTAGTGTTTTTTCTGGTCAGTAGGGGTTACCCTAAGCTCAAATGTAGCACCCGGACTGCCTGTTAGAATAATAACAGGTGCAATACCATTGCTAAGGGAGCCGTCACTTGTTGTTAGATTTGTACTACCAACTATACCTATCGATACCTGACCATGAACGGCACGATCAATTATATCAAAGTTTGTGTTTGTAGTTACGCCCCAAGTGCCTGACTGATCACCAGTACCCGGCTTCTCAATGCCCGAATTTTCCGTGTATGTACTAGCCATCTATACCACCTTTTTAATCCATTGCTCTATTGTACCACTAGCGTTTATTGGTGTCCATGTCCCGCCAGAGGCGTTTATCTGACTCCATGTCTCTACAGGAGTGCTGGCGTCTATCTCAACCCAAAGTAGGTTGCCATTTATTGTCTGTATAAAGGCAAACTCCACATTGAAGTTGTTTCTGTAAATCAGTATTCCGGCAGTTTGAATAAAGTCAAACTCAACAAAATTTTCAGAACCCCCGTTAAGTACCCTACTTCCCCCAGACCCTTGCGTAAAATCAAAGAACTGACTTGAATGAGCGGAATATAATGAATTAGCGGAAATAGACTGCACAAAGTCAAAGCTTTGCTCAGACACACCGCTTGCAAGCCTTATTCCAGAGGCATTCTGAGTAAAGTCAAATGACTGCTCAGATATACCATTCTTTACAAGAATACCATCTGTATCAGCAACGAAGCCAAATGACTTCTCTACTATTCCAGTGGCAAACCTTAATGCGTTGGCGCTCTGCTCAAACTCGGATGTGACACCAATAACTCCAGTTAACGTACCAGCGCCTATTCTGCTTATACTAGATATAGCCTCTAGGCTAAGACTGCCGTTTGCTTGAAGGTTAGCAAAATCAGAAGATATAACAAAGTTGGCATCAGCAGTTGCAGAACCAAAGGCTAAAATACCTTGGTCAGCGATAGCCCTTTCGGATAATGCCAACTCACCAAACATTAGCCTGCGATTTCCATGACTACCATGTGACCATTGGCATATTGGTTAAAATATATGCTGTTACCGTCTCTGGATCTCGCTTGAACCTTGTATGTAATCGCGCTTGTTGTATTAGGCGTGTCTAAATAAGTGCTTTCAAACTTTTGGAAATTATAGGAGTTAGTCGGCCCTAATACACCACCGTCGTAATCTGAATAGGTAGTAGGATAAATCAAAGTGCTGTCGCGTATTATCTGTGTTCTAAAATCACCATTCCAAGCACCTGTTGATGGACCTGCAAGAGTATGAATACCGTAACTAATAAGTATTTTGCTACTCGTAGAAGTTGGAGTTATCGCCAGAGAGTACCCGCTTAAATCACCGAAAGTCTGTGAAGTCATGGTTTGAGCGTTGGAGTTTCTGTCTACCTCTGCATATTTAACCTGCAACACGGAACCGCTAGGCAAACTTGTTGTTACAATTTTACCAGACGGGACTGTGGTACTTGCCCCCAAAAAGTTTGCAAGATTACGGGCGTTGCTCATCTCTTACTCCGGCTTAGTAGGCCAAGTTACATCGTCTAGGCTTGTGGCGCTCTTGGTAATGTCACGCAGTGACTGACGGTATGCTTTACGCTCATCGCTCATTGTAAGGTCGCTGGATGCCCACCAGTCTGTAGCCACAATCAAACGGTCACGCTCTTCTCGCAGCAGCCTCATAGGCTCTGCTGACTTTAGCTCGTCAGACTTTGCCTTGACCGCTGACCAAGTTGTACCCCAGTCAGATGGCTTGCTGCTTTCGATAGCCGAGCCGTTAGAATCAGCACCCGTAACTTTACGGAACATCTCGTTAAACTCAGCCTCTGTTGTTGGCTCACCTCTAAGCACCCATTCGGTGATGCCTAGTTCTGTTAGTGCTTGTGATATACTCATTTTGTTTACTCCTATCCTATAAAATAACCGCAAAAGTTTGAAAAATAACTTATGGCATACCAATCGTCTGCGTTAGTGTTACCTACTTGACCCTGTGCTTCAACATAATCATTGGCTTGCAAGTAAGCGACCGTTGCTACAGCAACCATATCCCCTTGAACACTGTTATGACTAAAATTTAAAACATGTCCACCACCGCTTG